TTTTAATGTTTCATATATGAGAAAGCCTAGTTTTTCATTTAGTTCTTTTGTTGCTTTTTCAAAAAGTTGATGTAGGTGTTTATCAATGCCTTTGAATGAGCCTTTTTGGATTTCTATATCAAAAAGGATAGGAGCGAATACATCGTTGTATATTTTAATTGTCTTATGTAAAATATTTCTTTCTAAACGTCTTCGCATTTCAAGAGAATCTTTTATATAAGGCTTTAACACATCTGTGTAATCTTTAAGAGTTGGATAACCTCGATTGATTTTTTCTTCTATTTCTTCTTTTGTCATTGCTGCTTTTTTTTATCCTAGTCGGATAAGGACATTTTTTATTGATAACAATTGATTGTTGAAAATGCATTATGTAGGGGGATTTTTTTTCTTTTTTTCGACAAAAGAAAAAAAACACCCCCTACGACCCTAAAAAAAAGAAAACAGCGACTTAGGGGGTGCAACCCCCTAAGTACCCCCGCCACCTTGTAATATAAGATATGGAATAAAGTGTCGTCAACAACGACGGGGGTCTCGGGGCACTCCCCGAGCAGCGTTTGAAAAGGGCGGGGGTTATAGGGGGAGGGTAATAGGAATTCCTTAATATGAGAATTTGCCATTAGGCAAATTCTCACTACTTTGCTCTGTTCAAAGTTTTCCCATCCCCCTAATGAAACACCATCAATTTGGCAATTTATAACAAATGCAACAAATGCCCTCTGCAAAGAGAAAAAAAACTTAAACATTGTCAAACCCCTCAAAAAACGCTTTAGCCTCGCCTGCAAGGCGATTTTTTTCCTTAATATATTCAATTGCTTTTTCATGTTCCGTTTTGTATTCATCAGGAATTGTTATAAATGTCTTCAACGCATTAAATGCGGTTTCAGGTGAGATAAGCCCAGCGTCTAAAGCCTTCAGTATACTTTCTGTAGCACTATGCAAAGCATTCATTAAAGCTACATCGTCTCTTGCCTCTAGTTCGTCCCATTCTATAGAAAAATTGCTGTCTTCTATATAAGGCAGGTGACTGTTAGTGGTATAAAAAGCAAAAACATCAACTAGCCAAGAATAAAACTTTGTGTATTCTCCTCTTCGGTCTTCAATCTTTTTAATCCATACAGGAGCTTGCTCCCTAACGCTTGCGTTGGTGGTGTTTAATGCTGTTCCGTAAAGATATTCTGGCATTGTCATTTCAACAATAATCCAATGCAAAAGATTTAAAACATCTATTGCACTTTTTAGATTATTGTCTTGAGAAACAAATTCAACATTTTCATTATCTCCAGTGAGTATTGCAGCTTTGAATTGTGTGATGTCGGGTTTTAATTCTCCTTTTGCAATAGCCTCGTAATCACTTTCTTTTATGCCTAGATTGTTTTGTAAAAATGCTTTTGCACTTTTTAGATGTAATTTTATTTTTGGGTCTAGTATTTGGTTTAAGTGCGTTTCAAGTTTTTTTAAAGTAGCATTATATTTTTTTATGAATGGTAAGACGTTAGCAATTTCAGGAAGTCCATCGGAAAGAAAAGAAAAATGATTATTGTAAAAATCAAAAACAGGCACAAAAGAAAGATACGTTTTGTTTGTGGTTTTCTTTTTTTTATATTGAGGTGGCAAATCTCCAATGATTTCGATTTCTTCAGTGTATGGAGTGAGCGTGATTCTTACTCGTGCTTTTTTTGTGATTAATTCAATGTCATTTTTTTCGATTGTTTCTGCTTTATTATTTGTAATAAAACTCCAGTCATCTTTTTTCTTTTCTTCTTGCCATTTTTCAATACTTTCAAAAACTACTTTGTCAAAAATGCCCGAAGTTCTTTTGATGCTTTCTCTTTTAACAAAGGTTTCTCTTGGCATTATTTTAATTACAGGTTGCAACTTTCCTCTTATGTCTTTTTCTAATCTACACCAGATATATACCACTCCATCAATCATTGATTGTCTATATATTTTTATTAGTGTTGATTTGTTTTTTGCAATAAATTGATTTATATTTACATTGAATTTATTATCTATTCCTACTATGCGAGGAACATTTATAAAACTAGAGAATGTATCAATATAGGCTTTTGTGGCATAGTTTCCTAAAGCATAGTCATAATAGCTTACATCTTCAGTGGGAATAGAAGCATAAAGAGAGCGACATAAAGTATAATCAATGTTGCCTGATTTTGTTTCAAGGTGTTTGTTCTCTCCAACATCTAAAAAAATGTTAGGATAGCTTTGTTGTTTTTTGAAGAAAGAAAAGATACTCATACAAAATATTATAGAAAAATAATTGTTTTTTTGTAAGAGGAGTATTGATTATATTTTTTGTTATTGCTATAATATTATCACACCATTCAGAGGGTTTTTTGCTCCAACAAAAAGCGTATTCTCCTTAATAGACTGGGGGCGTTTTGGTAAAGTTTCGCACTCAGTCTTCTTTTTTATTTTCAATAATTTTATTAAATAACAGTGTTTTCTTTTCTTCTAATGTGCTTTCTTCTTCTTGAGGTTTTGATTGTTGCATTTCTGAAAAGATAGCAAATCTTTCGAGTGCTAACATTTCACTTTCTTTGTTGACAGCTCCTAGATATGCGTTTAAGTTTTTAGTTTTTATGGCTTGTTCTTTTATAAAAGCATATTCTTCTTTTTTCTTTGCCAACTCTGCCTTTAAGTCTATTAAACTTAATTCTTTTTTTCTTTGGGTTATTTCGTCAATGTCTTTTTTTGCTTGAGATTTGCTTATATGTAATTTTTTAGAAATGAAAGAAATAAAAGCAGTTTCATCTAAAGCAAGACTAGGCTTTTTAACTTCTAGGTTTGCTATAAAAGAGAGGTGTTGTTCTTTTTGTTCTTTCGTTCGTTTTTTCATATAATCCTTTTTTCTGTCTCAAAAAGTGTTTTTTTTATTCCTTATTATTAGTCTTTTTTATATGCTATGTTTTATAAAATGTCAATAAATATATCATATCAATTGGAGTATAAACTAAGAGGCATATTCATAAAACATTATTTCGAGTATCTATTTCAGTAATTTTATTATAATGCAAATATTAAACTTTAGTCATATAGGAGTGATGTATGCCAGATGTTATAAAACCATTACCACAAACAACTAAGGGGTTGTTAAAGGTTATTCAAAGTGTCGGTTGTTTTTTTAGGAGTGCCCAAGCTATTGCAGAAATGGAAGTAGGTAAAACACTTTCAATTGTTCAAATTAATTCTATGTGGATGTGGGCAAGAACTGCGGGCTTTATTGACGATAACAACTTGATGAAAGCTTCTGCACCTATTGCAAATAAAACATTAGATGTGTTAGGCGTTAGAAATAAAAAGTTTTATGAAGTTGCAACTAGTGAGCGAGGTGTGCCAACTTTTTATAAAAGCATTCCTCAATCTTTGAGAAACCCAAAGTATTTTATTCGCAAGATTAGAAATCAATTTAATGGAACGCATTTTCTTGTTGTGGATAGTGAAGGTAAAACTATTTTTGACCCAGATAACTCTGCTGAAGAGGTGAGAGAAATATATACAATTCTTTATTCTGTTGGAAAGTAGGAAGGATAGTTAATGGAGCTTATATTAATTGTTTTTATATATGCTCCTTAACCCATTCAAGAAGCTCATTGTAACCCTTTTGCTTGCTTGCTACAGACAAAAATAAGTCAATTATTTCTTGGGGTTTATAGTGCAACGGCTTTTTATTTGCTTCAAGAAAGACAACCAAAGCCATTGCCCCTATTCGCTTATTCCCGTCAAAAAACGCATGATTCATTGTTAGGTTGTAGGCTAATCTAGCAGCTTTTTCTTCTATAGATGGATATAATTCAAAGCCGCCGAACGCTTGAAAAGGGGTGTTGATGGCACTATCAATTAAGCTAATATCTCTAATTCCGTTAGACCCACCCGATGCTGATACAACCATATCATGTAATTCTATAATCTGTTCTAATGTTGGTCTAATCATTTTGCTAATGCCTCTAAAACTTCCATGTTTTCATTAATAATCCTAGAAGCAAGCTTTCTAAAAGGAATTTCGTCTAAATATTCATACTTTTCACAATTTTCGACTTCTACATCTTCAATTATTTCTTGTTTTGTTGCTATATCGCTCATATATTGTCTCCTTATAGCCTAAAAAACGGCTCTTACGGAGAGTATACAACAAAACAAAAAAGCATTCAAGAAACATTTTAGGAATGTAAGATTATTTAATTTTTATAGTTTGAAAAGAGGTATTTTATCGTCGATGTCCAAAATCATATTATATCCGTCTTCCCATTTTTGTAACGGGTAATATTTTATAAAGTCTTTCTTTTCCATTTTTACAATATTCTTGTTTTCATTTTTTGTCTTTATGTATATAGGAGTTTTTCTAACTAGGTTTTTAAGGTGCTTATCAGAATAATTTTCAAAATAAAGACATAGGTGCGTTAATAATTTATTTGCACTTCCATAAGAAGAAAAGGGTATCTTTTTGTAAAGCCGTTTTAGCTTTGTAATATCTTCTTTTTTTGTTTTTCTGTATTTATGTTCTACATCAACTAAAAAAACAAAATTGTTTTTTAATATAAAGTCATCATCAACGCTAGGAATGACATGAGTGGTGCGTGAAACTATTTGATATAAAAAGCAAATTGTTTGTAACTTGCAAGAAGTGAGAGATATATTGTTTTTTTTGTGAATGTCTATAATTGCATCGCATAAGTCAAAGGTGTTGACCGTTGTTATTTTATATCGAAGCATATAAACAATAATACAATAATTTTTAATTTGTTGCAAAGTTAAAATTAAAACAATATACTAAAAATATACTTTTATAGCTTTTTTATAAAAAGCTAAGGAGATATTTTTAATGGGATTAGCTGATATTTTAAGTTTGCCAAAAGGCAGTGTTCTAAAAAAAGAAGAGTATGAGAAATTAGTTGATAAAATACCTTTAAATCCTATTGCAACAAAAGAGATTATTGCTTCCTTAAAAAAAGTTCCAGAGGGTGAAACACCTCTCGATTTGATTTTTTGTGTTAAATATAAAGATAGCAAAAATGACCGTATCTATTCTTCAAAAGCATATAAAAGCATTGTAGAACAAATTGTCAATAGTGATGTTTTTATACCCGTCTGTTATGGACATCAAGATAAGGAGAATGTAGGGTGGGAAGGTAGAAAGATTGTAGGCTCTTGTATTGGTGCTTATCTTAATGAAGAAGATGGGTGCGTCTATTATAGGATTATTCCTGATGCTTCCAAAGAAAATGAGGATATAAGGCGATGGCTTAGAAATAAGCAACTCGGGGCTGTTTCAATTTGGGGCTTTTCTGACAGTGTTAAAAATGATGAAGGTATTGAGGAAGTTGTAGGCTTTAAGTTGTTAAGTGTTGACTTTGTTCCCCCTTTAACTGAAGGTCAAGATAACTTAGGTCTTGTTATTGGAGAAAATCATAATAGGATTAACTCAAATCCTATAAATAATAAGGAGGCTAATATGGCTGAAGAAAAAATGAAAATTGAAGATGTTTCAAATGACGCTCTTCAAGGAGAGATGTTGCGACGTTTGAAAGACGGACGTATTTCATTAAAGACTATTGCAGGAGAAATGAAGTGCCATGTTTTGACAGGTGAAGAAGTAGAACTCGAAGAAAAAGAGAAAGAAAAGTTTAAGACTGAGTTAGATGGTATTTTAGAAAAAGCAAAAAGCTTAGGGTTTAAGACCGTTGATGAGCTTTTTGATTTTGCGTCCGATTCTCTTAAAAAGTTTGAAAATGAAAAACTTCAAGGAGAGTTTAATAGTCTTAAAGAAGCAGTGATGACCGAAAAGGGACTCATGAAGGATGGAAAGCCTGTAGGTGTGCTTGGTAATATTGTTTACAAATATGCACCTATTAAGCAAGGGATGAAGAAAGAAGAAATTGTTTCTATCATTGAAGAAATCTTGAAAGATAAAGACATTACAGGACAAGTAGAAGGACAACCAATAGAGCTGGCTGGCGAGATGTTGGATGACCAAAAAGAAAAACAAATTGAGGTTTTTGAAATATAAAGAGGAGAAGTATATGCCTGAAAGAAGTATAAGTGTTTATAAAAAAGACGTTGAGATTATTAAAGTGCCTGAAGATAATATTAGTGACACTAGAGAGCCACTGCCCTTTATTTGTGTTTTCGGAGAGAGTGTTGGTGTTGCAACAGAATACATCGAAGATGAAAAATCTTATCTTGTAGATATTTCAAAAACTAAAATCTTTTCTTGTCGTGATTTTACTAAAAGTGAATTGCCTGATGAAGTGGGAGATCTAATATATGTAAATAACCTGAAACTTACAGGCAAGAAAGATGGATCTACGCTAGTAGGGGTTTATCTAGGACTTAAAGACGATGTAGTCTTTTTTATGTTGAAGTAAGTTTTATCTCTCTTGTTAGAGAGATATTTTGTAAATTGCTAATAAAATAAGTTTGTTTTTTGAGGATAAAAATAAAGAAAGGAGTAGAAGATGAAAATTATATCACATGACACAAAAAAAGAAGAAGCTATCAATATCAAAAAAGAAATATTGAAAAGCTTCGCTGTGCTAGGGGGTGCTGTTCAAGGTGAGATGCACTTAAAAATAACAGGCAACAAGAACCGTGTTTTTACGAATGAGATGTTTACATCTCTAGGTAAAAAGCCACAGGGTGAGATGGATGTTAAGGACATTAAAAAGTTAGTTCAACAAGCCATTATTGACATTGCGTCAGAAGAGGAAAATCACCCACCTCTTTATAAAGAAGTGTATGAAGAGATTGTTGACAGTTCTTTCCCTCAAAGTTTGCAAGTGAAAGACATTATAGGTTTGCAAACAGCTTTTGGAATTGTAGGTGATGGTGAGAGTGTGCCTCTTGCAGATTTTCAGTGTAAAGACTTAGGCTCTGTTAGCTTTAAGACAATGGCAACAGGCTACTCTGTAACAGAGGAATGGGTTGCATTTAATCAAGCGTGGAAAATCGAACAAGCTAATAAGGCAATAGGCGAGGCTCACTCTGCAATCTTAGACCATATCCATTTTTCACCTATCATAAAAGCAAAATACAAAGATAAGAGTGAGACAAAAAAAGTAGCAGTGAAAGATGGCACTGCTTTACAAATTGTCTACGCTTCTTTAAGGCAAGGTTTAAAAGATGCAATGGGTAGAAAGAATAGGCGGGGGTATGTTTTAAAGCCTACCGTAGCACTTTGTAATAGTAGCACTGCCTTAGATGTTATGAGTGCTGTTAAAGGGGAAACAGAAAAAGGGAAGAACTTAGGCTCTCTTGGAATGATTGAAAAAGTGATTGTGTATGATGGCTGGGCTGGTGAGGTTAATGGTGCTAAATATGATTTTGATGCACCTGCCGACAATGAGGTTTACTTAATCGAACCTAAAAAGACTTTTAAGGCATTAGTTAAAAAAGCAATAACACGAGTGCAACAAAAAGGCAATATTCTAAGCCTCACAAATCTTGAGGTGGCTGAATTCTTTATTCGTGCTGTTGTAGCAGATGTTGAAGGCTCAGTACACAAGGTTATTGTAGGCTAGAGTTGGTTACTTTTTGTAACCGTCTTTAATTAAGGGCGATTATGTTTTTATCAATATGGATAAGGAAAGAATAGAAAAGATAAGGCGGTCTTTGGGTGATGCGGATGTGGATAATCAATTGTTCACTGATGAAGAAATAGAAGATGTCTTAAAAGAAAATGATTCAGATAATTTTTCGCTTTATGTTTTATATTTGCAAAAAGCTGGAAGGCTTATAACAAATGAAAGTTTTATTAAAAGCATTAAAGCGGGAAATGAAGAGCTATCACGTCTTAATGCTAGTGAGCTACAAGCGATGGCTTTAGAGCAGGCAAAAAAATATAAAGAACTTTATGATATGGAAAGGAGTTTGTATGAAACAAGTAGGTTCGTGTATTAAAAGATTTTTGGGATGGACATTAGTTTATGTCTGCATTTTTCAAACGCTTCAGCTAAGTTTTAGTAGAGGTTCAACTTATGATGAAGTTATTGAGAAAAATGCTTTGAGTGAAAAGGTTATTAGTCAAAAGGTTATTGATGAAAAAGCCTTAAATGATGAGCCTTTATGGCAAAAACACGAAGAAGTCAAAAAGAAAGATGGAGATGTTTGTATGAAGGAGTTAGAAATATTGCAAAAAAATACAGAGTATATTATAAAAGCTAATCCTTCAAAATGTCTTTTAATTAGAGATGAAGCTATTAAGAATAATGAAGGTGAGATTATTGCATATAAGAAAAAAGAAAGAGATAATGTAATAGTTCGCTTTAGTTTAATTAATTCTGAAAACAAAGAGTTAGATTTTAAGTATGATGTTAATAATAAAGTGTATTCATTGACTGCTATGTTTAATGAAGATATAAAAAAAGATGATGTGCTAAAAAATCATGATGGCACTCTTTTTAAGGTGTTAGAAATAGAAGATTTTTATTATTGTGAAAACAATGAAAGAAGCGTTTATAAAAAGAGTGGCAAAGCATTAGCATTTTTAACTTGATAATTTATTGACACAACAAAAAAGGAACGATTAAAAGCCCGCTTAATAGCTGTTGCTGGTGGTAGCCTAGCTTTAATCAGCACTTCTTTAAAACTCTACTAGTTGCACTAGCACTAAGTAGAGTTTTTTTTGCATTAAAGCAAAAAAAGGTGTCTCTTTCGAGACACCTAAAAAGCAATCAAAAGGCTTTTGTTATACAATAATCTTTACAAGAGTTCCTGCACTTCCTTCACGCACAGCCTTCGTAAAACCGTTTCTTGTCTTTCCTTGATTTCTCACTTTGATAGAATAAAGAGAGCCTACTTGCACGGTGCTAGGCAAAATGAACTCAATACAACTTGGCTCGTTCCTTATTATATTGCCTGCGTCAACTTTTTCAAACGTTCCACCTTCTTTATAAAGATAAAGCCCACAAGTTGGTTTGTCTCCTTCTATCTTTAGCTTCTTTCCTTTGAGGCGAACAACAGTGCCTTTTTTTAGCTCCGTATTTTGTGCCTTAGTTACCATATCTTCAATAATGCTAATAATTGGCTTATTTTCGATAGCACTGACATCACCTGCTTTTATGTTTTCTAATGCCTTTATTGTTTCTTTTGCATTTCTGAACTTTATAACAAACTTAGGCAAATCAGAAAGACTTGGCTTATCTCCTTTTATGCGTCCTTTCGTACCTACGTACAAAGTGCCTAAGCCTAAGGCTTCCACATTCCTACCCATCTTCAATTGTCTCATTGTTTCTTCATGCAAAAGACGGGCAACATAGCTAATCATACCGGGTTCAATACCCACATGACGGTCTGAAATTACTGCTGCAAGATTGGCAATAGTAACTCTTCGACTATTGCTTCTCACTCTACCATAAGATGAATTACCGCTTTTGTCAAAATTGTTTTTAAAAGCGTTTATTGTTATTTCGCTAATAGGGACTTCATCCCCTTTCTCTAATTGTAATGGCATTGTTTTTTTTCCTTATTAAATAAAATTTAGTTTCTTAAAAAGTAAGGCTTATTCATTTTTTCTTTTTTTCCATTTCAATATAAAGTGAAAAGACCTTAAAAAGAAAAATCTTTATATTGAAGTTTAGTCTTTAAATTAAAGCAAAAGACAAAAAACCTTTTAACTATCGTCAAGTAAAACCTGTATACATAATGCTCACCGCCTTTTGAATGAACTTTTAATCTTGCAAGATTAAATATAATTCTAATATTGAAAAGCTGTTATAGCAAGTGAAAAAAGATTTTTAATAATGTCAAGATAAAAAATAAGAATGGCAAAAAAAAGGTGCTAGAAAATAGGAAAAACTAGCACCTTAAAAACAAAAATGACCTACAAGTATTATAGACAATAATACAAAATAAGTCAACATCGTTAAATCATTTCTACAAAACTTGAATAGTCTTTTAAGGAAACCCCTTTATAAAACATCATAGGCAAATCGCTTTTTTTATTAGCACTACAAGACGCTTGAAGTTCCATAGTTGCAAAAGCTCCTTCTTGTGCATTATCACCGGGCAACACTGCTTGGCAAGAAGGAAACGAAACAACCTTAACTTTCTCAAAAGACGATTCATTATTCTCACCTTTTGCAAACGCTTTAACAAAATAGAAAAAAGCAAAGGTTGGCACTTTGCCTGTATTGTCAATAAAAAACTCATCGGCTTTTTCATTGTATCGATGCCCTGTTATCATAGATAGAATTTTGACATTTTGCCCAGCTAGACTTATTGTCAAGTTTAAACCTTTGATTTTGTCTACTTCTTTTACAACGCACCTTACCCCCCTTCCACTTGTAACATCAACGCTTTTCCCACTCTCTTTTTCAAAATCACTTTTTACGGATTTTACCTCTTCAGAGAGTACATAGCCTTGAATACCAAGTATTAAAGGAAGTAACCCCGAAAAGCCAATAGGAGCATAAAACGGAAGCTTTTTGCTTGAGTCAATAATTCTAATATTTCCTTCAGCTGTTTCTTCAGCTTTTAGAATAATGCCTTCTTTTTTGAGTGAGCCATCACCTGTTTTGTTAAAAGCATTATTTAAACTTGCGATAATTTTTTCTGCTGTTGCATTAGCCTTATCACCTTCTGCAATCTCAAACTTGAACGTTGCCTTTTTGCTTCCATAAATAACTCCCACATCCAAGTCTTCGTCTTTCAAACGTGAAAGGTCGAACGTTCCGCTTTTGCCTACAATGCCACCAGAGTGCTTTCTTTCTTTGCCTTGATTATCTACATCTTGCCAATCATTAGGAGTAGGCATAGTGCCATCTTGATTCAGCAAAGCAAAACCAGCAAAGCCTACAGAATACAAAAATTCAGTTTCTTTCATAACAAACTCCTTTTATTCCTTATCATATAAAGAATGTTTTTTTCTCTTTTAAAGAGCTAATACTCATAATACTTTTAGTAGTATAAACAAAACTTATATTGTTTTTCTCTTAAAAGAAGTTTTTTATTATTCAAAGAAGTTTTTACATTTCACCTTCTTCTTTTTGAAATAATTCTGCCATATCTTTTTGAAACTGTGCGTCTTTATTCTTTTGTTTTTCTTTATGTTTCTTCTTTTTTTCATTTATTTGATTGTTGATTTCTACTGCGATAAGGCAAGCTTCATCAAACATCAATGCCTCACCATCATCAAGGCTTACAAAATAAGAAGAAGGCTTTTGGTGAAAATATTTAGCAATGCGTCCTATTCTATCGAAGTCTATTGCTCCGAGTTTTTTTTTACGATGTTTAACAACCTATTAAAATGATAAGATTGCAAGGCTTGCAAAAAATCAGAAGGAAAAACCTCTTTTATTGAAGTTGGATTAAAATCAATATTCAACTTCTTTTTTAAGCTAATCATACTTTCATAAAGTTCATTATACGAAGGCTTTATCAAAGTCTTTTTACAAAGCTCTTCATTAAACAAATCTTCTTCTTTTTGCAATTTTACAATATCAACTTCCATTTCTGTTTCTTTGCTTAACTCCCCTTGTCGTTTTAAGAGGTCGTTAATAAGTGTTGCGTGGATATTAGGAAAGCGTCCACAAAAAACTAAGTCAACAGCGTTAATATTGCCAATAACAAATTTGAGGCGTTTCCCGCTCCAATCTAACTCAACGGTGTCAAAGCTCTTTAATGCAAACTGCTCACCTAATGGAAGCTCTTCATGTGAGCCTTCAAATTGTGCAAATTCTTTTTTTATTATACGTCTTTGTTTCCATCTTTTTAACAATAATTTTATTCTATTAAACATCACAAACTCCTTATTTTTGTGTTGATTTTTTTAGTGCGTCGATTATTGCATTTTTTAAGTCTTCATAAAAGGCAGGAGCAAAATGTATTTGTGTTTGCCTCAATATTGCATACTTGCCTTTAAACTTCTTAGCTGTTTCAAGATAAACACCATATTCATCACCCCACACACCGAATAAGTCCTGCCATATTTGACAATGTGCTTTTCTGCCTTCAATCTTAAACTTGCCTCGTAAGTTTTGCTCAGCGTGTCCTGAAATATGCGTCCAAGCTTTATGCGTTTTTGCATGATGCTCCATGTCGGCAGAGGTCTCCATCACTACCTGCTCCACTTCTTGACGAATAAGAGAATCTAACAACTCAAAGTTTTTTAGTATTGCTTCTAAGCCTTTCATAACAACCCCTTAAACAGCTGGAATACGAAAAAAAAGATGTATATATCTTTTTCTTACAGTCTTATCTACGTGGGAGCTAGTAGCTCGTTCAAACTCAATCCAAATAAAACCTTCACTTTCTTTTTTTTTCAATTTACGTTTATGCAACATTTTTATAATTGCATTTTTTGTCTTTGTTTGAATTACTTGAGCATCTAATGGAAAGTAAAGATAAATAGATAAAGGAATAAAACTAGAACGTCCTATTGTTTCTTTTTCGTCAATCTCCACATATAAAAAGATAGGATGTAACAGTGCAACATCTACGATAAATGCTTCTTCACTATAACAAGGAGCTATAGTGTTTAATTTTTCTATAATAGATTTTAACATGAATATTATTATGTCAAATATTTCTTTTTTGTTGAAGACATAAGCGTCTTATTTTATATTTTATGCCAAGATATCAAAAGGAGTTTTTATGTCAGATTATAATATAGGAAATATATACGCAGAGTTGAGCATGGATACAACAAACCTCGAAGCTAGTAAAAGAAAAGCAATAAAGGAATTAGGAAACCTTAGAGATGAAGGAGATAAAATCTTAAAAGAGGCAGGCGGAAAAATGACGGAAGCTATGAAAATCCGTCTTGATGAAATTGAAAAAAATAAAAGTGCTGTTCTTCAAAAACTAGATGAAATAAATACAAAAATTAGAGAAAAATTAAACCCTGAAAAAGCCATCTTAGGTCAACAGATTGAAAGTGCAATAATGGCTCCCTTAAAAGCCTTTGCCTCTAGCTCTATCGAAACATTTAGTCAATTTCAACAATCTATGCAAAACACATTTTCTGTTATGGGAGCGAATGCAAACGATATGCAACTCCTAGAAGAAGCTGCTAAAAAAATGGGAGAGACCACTCGCTTCAGTGCAAGCCAAGCATCTCAAGCTTTATACTCTTTAGGTAGTGCTGGGCAGAGTGCAACTGAGGCGGTTAATAGCTTGCAGGGTGTTTTGCAATTAGCAGGAGCTACAGGTTCTGACCTAGCTTATACTAGTGAAACGATAGCCTCAACACTTTCTCAATTTAATTTAGAAGCAGGCAAGGCGAGTCACATTGCTGACGTTTACGCAAAAGCAATAAGTAAAAGCCAAGCTAACATGACAAAACTATCCTACTCAATGAAATATGTAGGCCCTGTTGCCTCTGGTTTAGGCATTAGCTTAGAAACTACAACAGCGGCACTAATGAAACTTTACAACACAGGCTATGGCGGAGAGCAAGCAGGCACATACTTAAAACAAGCTTTTCAAAAATTGGCAAGTGGAACTCAAGACCTAAGAAACAAATTGCAAGAGCTAGGCATTTCTTATGAAGAAGTCAATCCACAAACTCGCAATTTTGCAGATATAATAAACACACTCAAAGAAAAAAACATCGGCGTTACAGAAAGCATAGCAATTTTTGGAGAGACAGCAGGCGGAGCTATGGCTAAGTTAATTGAAGAAGGCGGAGATGCTATAGCAACTATGGAAGGCTTATTAAAGAGCAGTGAGGGAGCAGCTGCAGAAATGCAAAATATACAAAATGCAAGTTTTGCAAACACAAAGGCAGAGCTTTCTAGTGCAATGGAAGCCGTGCAAATCACAATAGGAAACATTTTAGCCCCCGCCATGAATGGTTTAGTTTCTGGAGTTACAGAATTGCTAAAAGGTTTTAATTCTTTGCCTGTAGGCATTCAAACATTTATAACCACAATGGCAATAGCCTCAACGGCTATAGTTCCATTTCTTACAATGCCCGCATTAATTACCAAAATACAAAAGGCTATGAAGATGTTAAATACCACAATGTTACACAATCCGATTTTTATTGCAGGTGCGGTTGTAACAGCGGTTGCGTCTATTGCATATTCGGTATATTCGCAGGTTAAAAAGAGCCGTGAAGACATGGTGCGTGAAGCAAAAAAAGGCGTTGAAGACATAAAAGAAATGCAACGTAAAGCACAAGAGGCAGGTGATAAAGGACGCAATATTCAAAATCTTTTAAGGCAGTATGAAACATTAAAAGACAAAACTAACAAGACAAAAGAAGAGCAAGAAAAATATAACGAAACACTCAAAAACTTAACGGAATTAGTACCAGGTGTTGTAACAGGTGTTACAGAAACAGGCGAAGCATATATAAAAAATATTGAAAAAATTAAACAGGCTAGTAGAGAACAATTGTTATTAGAACAAAAACAAATAGAATTAAAAGAAACTATGATGTCAAAAAGAGCTATTTTTGCAAATGCTACAATAGCATATGCTGATGAAGAAATAGAAAAAACTAATATAAAACTAGATAAATATGCTCAAAAGGCAAGAGAGGCAAGTTTAAAGATTGAAGGTTATCGTTTAATGAAAGAACAGGGAGAGGAAGCGTTAGCAGAGTGGCTAAAAAACATAACTATAGATGGACAGAGTGTCCATAAAGTGAAAGGCGGCCTTGTACACTCTTCATTAGAACAAGATAAAGAAATGTTTTTTAGACTTTTAGGTGATTTTCAAAAAGAGTTCCAACCCTTGCTAGATGAAAAAGATAGATTAGAAAAACTAAAAGATGACGCACAAAAAACATTAGATGAATTAAATGAATTAACAAATATGAAAAATGTGATAACAGAAAAATTAACAGAAACAGAAGCTATTCCAACTACAAGTTCACCCCCCACAGATGCAACAAAAAAGCAAGTTGAAAATAATCAAAAGACAAGGAAAGTAACACTAGCAAGCGAGTTGCAATACACAGATGAGTTTTATAACGAGATGTTAGCTCTTGCAAAAGAGTATGGTAAAAATGAAAATGAAATTGTAGAAGAATATAAAAATAAAAGACTTGAAATACTAGAAAAATACAAGAAAAAAGAAGGAGAGAGTGCAAGCGTTTATAAAAAAGATGATGCAGTTGATTTTGAAAATCCTACAGGTAAAGAAAAGGCTAAGCAAAGTATAACCATAAAAGAAGAGATAGAAAAAACAAGCAAGATGGGCGTTGAAGAAGTTTTGTCTTTTTTGGATAAGTTGAAAAAAGAACAAGATGCAAAACAAAAAGAGTTGACCGAAGTTTTAACCAATATTAAAAGCCTTCAAGATGAGTTAGCAAAATTAAATGCTATAGAAGAAAAAAGCGAAGAAGATGTCCAAACAGTTGGAGTGTACCAAAACGCATTGGATAGCCTTCAACAAAAAGCACAATCTTTAAGCAATGAACTCGGTCAAGATTACGTTTTGCTGGGCGACATAGATGCAAAAATAGCAGAGCTAGACCAAAAAGACACCAATAGCTTTACATCTAAATTCAAGGCAATTCAAGATGTTAAAAAAGCAACAATTAAAGCGATTGGTGATGCACAAACGGCAGGCAACATCGACGAAAAAACCGCCGAAGGAAAAATCAAAAAGATTAATGCTGTTGCCCTAAAAGCAACGGCAACAGTAGGGGCAGAGCTCACAAAAACAATTTTTTCTATTGGTAATAATGTAACAGATATTATTTTAGGAGCTATAGCAAAGGGAGAGATTTCTCTAGGGGATGCTCTTGACTTAGTTAGTCAAATTGGTGGACAAATTGCTGATATGATACCTGACCCTACGGCAAAAGCAATCATAGGTGCGGCTCAAATGGGAATAGACTTAATTAAAAAAATTGTCAATTTTGCAGAAAATGTTAGAAAAGAAAATGAAGAAGCGTTAAAAAAAGCACTTGATGAAGATGATAAAAAAAGACAAGAGCGAGCTAGAACGCTTGCAGGAGATACAGCACAGTTTTATACGAAACAACTTGCTATGGCAAAAAAAGGAGCTAATAGTTTTGACGATATTCTGAACGAAATGGCAAATAAAACAAAAAACAACGCCTTACAAGATGCAATTAAAACGCTCGGTGATGTAAAAACAAAGCTATTAAAAGATGTCCAAGTTGAAGTTGAAAAAACAGAGTGGTATTGGTATCAAGATAAATATGGCACTTGGTTACTACGGTATGGAAAGCATACTGTAACAGAATGGCAAAAAGCTAAAATGAGCGTAAACGAGTTAATCATAGAATGGAAAAAGGCAATTGAAAAAGGAGATACTGAAACAGCAAAAAAAATAAAGGAAGCTTTAGAAGATGCCCAGAAAGAACATTTTAAAGCAAAAGGAGTTAATCCCGACGAAATAGAAAACTTAAAAAACTATATGCAAGACATAGAAGGAGCTTTTGTAGATGCAATAAAGCAAAAAGATTTTGGAGCTTTAAAAGATGCAATGCGTGAAAAAATTAGGGATGCTATGCTTGCAAAATTGCAACAATCAATTATCTTTTCAAAGCTAACTCCATTATTGCAAAAATTAGAAAAAGCAGAAGCTAACCAAAAAAACGACGTGATGGCAGAGATAGAAAGAGAGATGGAAAAAAGTTACAAAAACTATGAAACACATGCCGAGCGTTTTATGGGAACGTTGGGGCTTGTTTCAACAGAATTAGAGCAACACCGAAAGACATGGCGAGGGTTGAAAGATTCAATTACAGAAGCGTTGAGTAGTAGCTTAGGCGATGCGGCTTATAATGCTGATTGGGCATCTTTTAAAAAAGCTTTTGCAAGTGAAATGAAAAAAGCAATAATAAGTGCTACAGTTGCAAACGCAGGCTTTAAAACAAAAATTGACAACATTATAAAAGACATAATGAAGGATGGCAAAATAACAGCTGATGAAGTGAATAATAGCATAGACGAATTACAAAGTTATTTTGACCAATTAGAAGGGAAGCTAGAACCATTAGCAAAAATCACAAAAGCATTAGAAGGTGGTGTTGACGTTAAAAGCGAGCATGCGGGGACAATCATTCAACAATTAAGTGGAGCTGATAGAGATTTCTTTGCAGAAGAATTTAGAAAAAATTTTACTACTATGGGCGACAGTTTTAAGAGTGCAATGATAGACCTAAAAGAAATACATCAAGCTAAAATAATTGTTGAAATGGCAACATTGACAGTTCATGATATTTATATAAATGCGGGCAGTGTTGCAGATTTAAAAACACTTATTGCAGAAATGATTGAGGAAGCAAGACGAGCAGGATAGAATAAAAAGACATCACATGCAAAACAGCGCTATATTGCGACCCAATGCTGTACAGCAACGCCTCGCGATATAGCGGGGTTTGTACCCAGTTGCTGTACACAATGCACCCCCGATGCTGTACAGAAACGCATAGCGATATAGCGGTGTATTGCGACCAGTTGCAAGCACACAATGCACACGCAATATAGCGATGTTTAGTACCCAGTTGCAAGCACACAATGCGAACGCAATATAGCGATGTATCGCGACTTAGTTAATTATTTTGACTCTTGCATTTTTTCTATATTTTCATTATACTTATGCTAGTCGCTCGTAGGAGCGTCTCCTTTTTTGTGAGCCTATTTTTGCAAGCTTCTTCTTTTAATGCGTATTAAGAATTATCTTAAAAGTTTTTTAGGGAAAAGTAGCAGGGATAGGCTTCTTCATTTTTATCTAAAAAGTTTTATTTTCTTTCTCAAAAAAAAGGTTTTTAAGTATAATAGACTGATAAATATGTGGAATATTCATAAAAAAAGAAATCTTACTTTTAGTCTCTTGAAAAAAAATAAAGAAAAAACAAAAAACTTTATTGCTTCTTTAACAGAAAAAGAAATTGATGAATTAAAATATGATTGGAGTTTTTGGGCAAGAGATGAACAACTTCCGCCGTTAGAATGGGTGAGTGGGAAAAAATACATTTGGATTTTACGTTGTGGACGAGGTTGGGGGAAAACTCGAACAGCGTGCCAAACTGTTATCGAAGCAATAAGGACGGGATTATATAAGCGTATTTCAATATGCGGGGCTACTGCTGAAGAAGTGCGAGACATAATGATTGAAGGAGAGTCGGGGCTTAAAGCATGCTCACCACCTAGTCTTTGTATGGACTATCGTCCTTCAATCAAAAAGATTTTTTTTAAAGGTGGCGTTGTGGTTTCGCTTTTTTATGGAAGCGAACCAGAAAAATCAAGAGGAGCTCAAAGTGAGTTTTTGTGGTGTGATGAATTGCATAAATGGAAATATCCTGAAGCCACCTTTGATAACCTTTTGCTAGGGTTGAGGCTTGGTGCTAATCCTTTATGTTTGGTTACTTCAACACCAAAACCTACAGCATTTACTAGAGAAATCGAAAAGCTAAAAAACAAAGAAGGCGAAGACGCATGCGTTGTTACAGTTGGGTCAACCTATTCTAATAAAAGCAATTTATCTCCTCAATTTTTTAATACGATTATCACAAAATACGAAGGAAGTCGTTTAGCATTGCAAGAACTAGAAGGGCAGATTTTAGATGATAACCCTAACGCACTTTTTAAAAGAGAATGGATAGAAAATAATATTGTTAATATATTACCCAGCCCTTATAATCAAACAAGAATGATTATAGCAATAGACCCAGCAATAACTCATTCGCAAAAGACTAGTGACTATACTGGTATTATTGTTATTATGGAAGGTAAAGCTCCGTCCATTTTAGCAAATGAAAAAAAACCAAATATGACAGGGTATCTCCATTATTATATTTTGTATGATGGCTCTTTAATTGGTACCCCTTTTGAATGGAGTGGGCGTGTTAAATATTTAAGTGAGCTTTTTAAGGGGGCTTCTTGCATTGTTGAAGATAATCAAGGCGGAGACATGACGGAGTCAACTCTTATAAATGCTGGGGTTTCTGTTCCTATTCATAGGGTGCATTCTTCGCAAAACAAAGAGGCGAGAGCAATGCAAGCGTCTATATTGGCACAGCAGGGAAGGCTACATTTTTATTGCAAAAAAGACAATCCAGATTATTCTCTTGATGTATTAGAAGCAGAACTTTGCAATTGGGTACCCGGTGCTAAAAAAAGCCCCGACCGTCTCGATGCTTTAGCTCACGGAATTAATTATCTTAATAATGACATTGAGAGTCCTGAAACTGAAGAAGAACAGCAAGCTAAAAGTATTTTAGGTAAGCTATTTCTCTAACATTGTTTTTATAAAAAACAATCTTATAAAGAAAGTAAAAAAAGATATCTTTATAATTGCTTTTATGGAAATTAAAATTAAAAACAAAAAAGGTGAATTTGAAAGCCTTGAGTTTTCAAAATATCTTTATTGCACTTCTTCAAGTGTTAAAGTTTTAAATAATCTTGCAGAATTAAATGGAAAAGCGGGGAGTTTTTTAGCTGATGTTGATTCGCATATAGGCTCACGTAATTTTGTTATTCAAGGAAACTTTGAAGCTGATAACTTGCAAGCAGTGGAAGCTTTTAGAGGCAAGGTTTTTCATGCACTTTTTGCTAAATCACTTTTTCTTTTTTTAGATAATGATGAAGAAAAAGAAAATGGAAGTTACTATCGTGTAGTCCTAGATGGCAATGTTAATACTACATATAATCAAGGTTGGAATATTGGTAGGATTTTTACACTTTCCTTTACTCTTGTTTCTCTTTTGCCTTATTCATATAAAAAGTCATGCGAAGAAAGATTTTACGCAGAAAATATTACCAATGAATTGATTATCTATTATAATGGTATTATTCCCACTTTTCCTATAATTATTTTTGAGTTTTATGCTGATGTAGAAATTAAAGCGACAGAATTTCCATTGTTAAAAAATCAAGATAGAGAGATACGTCTTAATAAAGATATTGCTTTTAGTAAAAATGAAATGCTTATAATTAAAAATGGGATGCCTCTAATAGGAGACGCTTTTTCTTTTGAATATAATTATGAGCTTTTTAAAAAAGAAGCTATCTTAAACCCATTTATAATATTTACAGGAGAAAACAACATAAAGCTAGATATGGGGGCTATAAAAACAGAGCCGTCAAATTATTCAATTACAATTTCTTTCGATGAGATAAATTATTAAGAGGTTTTGCATGATATTTTTTTTTGATAGTGCTTTAAATATTGTTGAAATAAAAAACGAAATTACTTTTTCTTATAGCAAGAAAGCTAATACTGAAGGAAGTGGGAAAATAGAACTTTTAGAAATACCATTACCTAACAGCTTTTATATTTCTATTTATGCAGGAGAAGAATATATCGCTAGTGGCTTTATTAAAGAGATATTAAAAGAGGATAAAAAAGTCTCTGTTAGTTTTTCTACATTTGAAACGCTTTTAAAAAATCACAAATTACCAAAAGTGTTTTCTAATTTTAATGGGATGAGAAAGGCTGATGTCTTAGTCAATCTTTTTTATTCATTTTTGCCAATTATAAAATCTAAGAAAAAAGATTTTTCTAGCCTTTCTGATCCTTATGGAAAGAATGCAAATGAAATTGCAGGGGTTTTGCGTGCCCAAAATATTGTCTTTTCTAAAATTAAAAACGGAGACTTTCATCTTTCTTTTGACCCTCTCTTTGAAAAGGTTAATGAGTTTAGGTATAACACTTTTGGGTTTATAGTTTTTCATTTTGACTTAGGATGCGAAAATCTTAAAGTAAAACAAACGTATAAAATAAATGGTGCAGAATATACTAGAGAAAAATCGCCTGAGCGTTTTTTACGCTTTACTGCTGATATTGGAAACAAAGCATATATCAAAGTGAAGGCTGTTGAGAAAGATACCCGGATTATAAATTGGACAGATGTTAGTGATGATTTTGAAAAAGCTCCGTTTCTAAAAATTGACAAAAGTATAAAAGACTTTGAAAAAAATATAGGTGTTAAATTGCCAAACACAAAAAGATATTTGGCTATTCAATTTGTTTTTGTTTATGATATGCCTAATTGGATACAAGATTTTTCAACTATCGAAGTGTATGACAGTATAGGCTTACTTCATAAGCGGACAGTGAGAGGGTTTACGCCTGTTTTGCATGGTTTTGAAATCTTAAATCGATTGCCTATTTCTCCATTTTCTATTGAGAGCCCAGAGATTATTTTTGAGGGTGATAGCATTATAGATGATTATGTTATAACCCCCTATGAAGAAAAGTTTTTACCCAATAGTGCAAAGATTAAGTTTGACGGTCTTTCGTTAGCAGATGCCTTATTTAAGTTTTTAGAAGAAACAAAAATGAGGATTGAATTTGCATTAAAGCCAATTGCTAATAAGATATTTGATGACAAAGGAAACCTAAAAAAAATAACTGCTAGTAGTTTTTTTATTTCTGTTTTTGATGATGATAAGATGCGTCATTTTTTAAGAGATAAAACAAAAACAGAAGTCTTACGACTTCATAAAAAAGAGGCGACAATTTTTAATAATTACATATTAAAAACAATAAAGAAAAATAAAAAGCCCTTAAAATGTATTCATTATTATGGAGAAGGGGAAGGGCAGGATGTTCTACATTGTTGTCTTTATAATAAGATTGAATTCAATAGTGTAAGCGGACAGTATGAAAATAATATCTATTTTTTCACTGTAACAAAATATGAAACCACTCCTGAAGGTGTTATAAAAATAAATGATAAAAACACTGTATCGGGAATAAAACAATCCTCAATATTTCCAAAAGATGAAGCGTTTATTGAAGAATATGTTGAATATCCAAACATCAAAGATTTTTATAAATTACTTCAGGAAGCTATAAATCACTTTAGAGAAACACAAAAAAAAGAGGTTGAGAATTTTGAAATCGAAACAAATCTTAATATTAGGCTTTATGATAAGGTACTATTATTACATCAAGAAAGTAATTTACAATTACAAGCTATTATTCTTGAAGAAAAAATAAGTGTAAAAAAAAGCAAGATGCAAAAGACTTTAGGTGTCGGGGGCTTTTTGTTTAATCCATTTGATGCACTTTTTGAAAAAGCTCCTATAGTCAATTTTATTCAAATCCCTCAAACACCTTTTAATATAAAAGCTATAACTCAAAATGAAAAGTTATATATAAGCTGGGATTGTTATAGTGATGTTAGTTATTTTGTTGTTAAAGTAATTCGTTTAGATAATAAGAGCTTTTCTAGCAATAATGAAATTCCTGTTAGTGTTTTTCAAACAAAAACAAATGAAATAGAACTTAATTCTTTTTATCTCAACACATTATATTCTTTTTCAATAATGTCATTTATAGAAGAAACACAAAGTGAGGAAAGTCAACGTCTTTATTTTAGAATAACTGAAGAAAAAACACCTATCCGTATTTTAAGAGGATTGTTTGAAGAGGGTAGCTTTGAAGGCGAGCAGGGCTTTTTTTTAGATGATAAGCATAGAAAAAAAAGAGAGACAATATATAGAATTGCTCGCCTATTAAAAATGTCTTTAAAAAAGGTAAAAAAATTAAATCATGAAAACAATATAAAAGAAAAAATAAAAGAGCTACTAGAAGAAGAACAAGAAGAAGTGAGATATTTTTTAGGTTTGGAATATGTATGGCAACATGGGAAGTGGATTGATAAACGTTTTAAGATTGCAAAAAAAGCTCCGTGTTTATATTTAGATTTTTGCAAAAAGCATATTTCATCGAGTTTTTCTGAATCACTGTTTAATGCCTTAAAAAAGTTTTTTGATGAGTTGTGTATATATGAAGCTTATAGGCAAGAGTTGCAGTATCTCACATACCGTTATATGTTGCCTGCTCCCAATCACATTGAACTTTTTTCACTTTCTAATAAGCATGATGAAGCACCACAAGGGCATAACTCGCCTACTATTGAAGACTATGAGCCACCAAAACCGCCTAATGATTGGTTTGACCCACCAGTGAAGCCCGGTAAGCCTATTGTTGTCATTCCGCCACAACCCAATAATGACAATAGAATATATCCTTCTCCAAAGCTACAGCTTTATTACCAATTATTAAAAGAAAAGTATGAAAAGAAAAAAGCGGATGTTGAGAAACTTTTAGAAGCAATTCCAAATATTTCTTATATGCAAGAACCATCAATTTTTGATGTTTCAGGTTATGGTCATCATCTTAAATTTAGTATACCTATTTTTGAATGTTTAGAGAATATTTGGGAATGTCAAAATAGTTTTATTCAACAAGCGAAGCCCACTCTTGATGGTTATAATTCCAATAGTGGAGCATATCTAGGTTGTGCTATGCGTTTTTATTGGCAAAGCACTTTAAAAAATGGACATATTAATTGGATATATAAAAAACCTACATTTTTTATAAAACAAATAAAGCAATTTAATACGTTGTATAGTCTTTATGGGGGTAAGAAACATACTCTATCTTTTTATATGCGTTTTGAAGATGGAGCAGGACGTGTTGAATTATGGAATATTCAAAATTATAACATTGGCTTTATTGAAAAAGGTGTTTTACATTTTGCTTGTAGGCTTTTAAATAAAAAAACTAATCAATTTGAGGATTTTGTTTTTTATAAAACAAAGTTGATAGATGCAATAAATACAAATATCGAAGGGCATATTGGGACATTAAAAAAGGATAAAAAGTTTATTCATATTTTAGTAATGGCTTCTTATGGTGCTACTAATAGGGATGTAAATGTTAGCCAAAAAATATACATTGATTTTAAGGAAGTTCCAATTAAAAATTATGAAAAAGGAAAAGGATCTGTTCAGGTTTCTTCACGTGATTTTGATTTGAAGTATGACAATGATGTTATGTTTTTTAACTTTGAAGATATATATTGGCAAAATGAAAAATATGCTTTTGATGCAGATAGCAATAAGCCTATTATAAATCCTCTTCCTAGATTTTGTCTTCTTATTAGCAATTTATTATTATTTGATTATCTTTTGAGTTATGGAGAGAGGCAATATATCAAAAATTGCGGGGTCTATCCTTATAAGGCAACCCTTGATGAAAAAGGCAATAAGATTGTTTATAGACCACCTCAAGAAAACACTCAAGATATAGGTTATAAAGGTGTTTGTGTTAGTAGCATAAATGAGAAAAGCAATAAGGTTGATATTTATGGTAAGGGAGAAGTGGCTTTTGGTGCTGGAGATTATTTTTTGATGGGGACTCCATATGAGCCATTTAAGGCTGGTGTTATTTATCTTTGGACAGGGACATTTTGGAAAACGCTGTTACCTCATTCCGTGTATCATAGAGAATATTCAATCGCCTATGATGACATTATTGAAATGCGGACGTTGCTACCAGAACTATTTTTTAAGGAGTTTATAACAAATGCTTTATTGGTGACACAATCTCTTTATACAAGGTTGCTTGATGCTAATAATTTAGTAGTTCAAAAAGAGTTGTGTTTGCAAGATTTGCCAAATGGTGATCCTCATATTAAGGGGGTTGTGTATAAGATTGATGGAGTGTTGCATGTTTCTGAAGGTTAGTTTTTGCAAAGGCGTTTTTTTATATTAGCAAAAAAGCATAGTGATACTTAAATATTTTTGAGTTCTGTCTTTTTGGTTTTGTTTCATGATTTGTAATATTAATTATTTGCTTGCAAAAGTTAATTAGTATGTATAATTAAGTCTAATTAAATCTAATTATATTAATTTCTTTATTCCTTCCCCTCATATCTCTTAAAACCGAACCGCCCGCCCCCCGAAACTTCAAAAGTTGTTTCGGAATAGGGGCGGGCAATAGGTTCGGTTTTTTTTGTGTTATGAAGGTGCGGGCGGTTGCCTATTCATAAGGGGAAGGAATAAAGAGGTTTTTTTTAGCTTTCTGGGCTTGCATATCGGCAGATTATGTAACGTAGCCTAGTTTATTTCATAGCAGGGGGTTGGATGTTTTGCTTCCGTTTTGATTGTGGTGGATGTATTGGCTTTCTGTTACGATGCTAAACTAGGCTGACTTGAATTTAGTTTTTTTTAAAAACTGTGTCAAGATATAAAAATCTCTAATTGCAACATGAAAAATGGTTTTGAGTTATACTGGGCTTAATTTTATGGTAAGAAAAAAAAGTAAAAAAAAGTGAGAAAATAAGATGATTGAAGCTTTGAATGGTTTGAATGTTGCAGGGTGGATTAGTATTTCACTTATTGCTATTTTGATTTTTATTGTTTTGATGATGCGGGGTATTCAATTCGGCTGGGGGGATAAGAGTGTAGCTATTGGAAAAAAGTTTGATAATAAGCTGGACGCTTTTAAAAAAGATATCGAGCTTGAAAATATAAAAAAGACTCAAGATGAAACTTTGCAAAAAATGCTTTTTAAGAAGTCTTTATGTTTTGATGATTATTTAGAAGCTAGTTTGATTAAGAGTGTTAAAAAGACAGAAAGTGAGGTGTATCAAATATTTAAGTCGTTTTTGATTTGTCAATATCCTGCTCTTTGTATTGTTGATATTGTTGAAGATGCTTTGATGGAAAGGGTTCATTTTAATAATATCAAAAAGAAAATAATGAGTAAAAATAGAGAGACTTATTTAGCTTCGATTATTGAAGATATTAAAAAAAATTATTTAGTCTTTTATGAGCAACTTGAAAATCTTCATTGCAACGAAAAATATCCTGAATGGGAAAAAATTGAGGATGATATAAGAATGCTAGCGAAGAGATGGCTTTTGGAATGTATTGATTGTTATATTGTGAATGTTAGAAGAAAGATAAAATTATATAAAAAAGCTAAGGATAAGTTTATTCTTGAAGATATGAAAGAACTAGCAACTGTTTTACCATTAAAAAAGAATAAGTATTATTTAGCTAATTTATTAAAAGCAAAAGAAGAAATGTAA